CGCCTTTGCTACCGGTGAAGCCCACGCTTCCGTCGAATCCCGTGTCACCTTTACTACCAGTAAAACCAGTATCACCTTTGCTTCCAACAAATCCTGTATCACCTTTACTACCAGTGAAACCTACACTACCGTCAAAGCCTGTGTCGCCTTTACTACCAGTGAAACCAGTATCACCTTTACTACCAGTGAAGCCCACACTGCCGTCAAAGCCTGTGTCGCCCTTGCTACCTGTGAAGCCCACACTGCCGTCAAAGCCTGTGTCGCCCTTGCTACCTGTGAAGCCCACACTGCCGTCAAAGCCTGTGTCACCTTTGCTGCCAGTGAAACCAGTGTCACCTTTGCTGCCAGTGAATCCAACGCTTCCGTCGAATCCCGTGTCACCTTTGCTACCGGTGAAACCAGTGTCACCCCTATCTCCAGTTCTTGCAAAAGTAATTATTACATCTTCGCCGTTTGAAAACGCAGTTGAACCTGTGATATAAGCACATGATACAGTGAAATAACCAACATTTTCAGTAATAGATGTGATAGTAAAAATGGAAAAATCATTAGCATCCAACTTATTAGACAACCTAAAATGACCTTTTAGTTGAGAAGTGCTGTCATCAATGGTTCTAAGAAATGTTTGAATATCCATTGCACCATCATTGGTATCATCAATATACATTTCTGTGGCTAATGATAAATTGGCATTATTGAATGATATTTTTCCCTGACCCGGATCTACATTACTTGTGTTAGTATCAAAGGTGTAATCAAAAGTAGCACCACCAAAATTACCGTCGGCGCCACGACTTCCGGTGAAACCTACACTACCGTCAAAGCCTGTGTCACCTTTGCTTCCGGTAAAGCCTGTATCGCCTTTGCTTCCGGTGAAGCCTACGCTTCCAGTGAAACCAATTGATCCTGTAAAACCAGTGGCGCCGGTACTGCCGTCAAAACCTGTGTCGCCTTTGCTACCAGTGAAACCAATTGATCCTGTAAAACCAGTGGCGCCGGTACTGCCGTCAAATCCTGTCACTCCTTGACTGCCATTAAATCCTGTGGCTCCTTGACTTCCGGTGTATCCAATGCTTCCAGTAAAGCCAGTATCGCCTTTGCTTCCTGAAAATCCAGAATCGCCTTTGCTTCCTGTATATCCTATGAGTCCACGACTTCCCGTAAATCCTGTGGCACCATCTTGTACCATAGGATTAGAGAATAAAATCCATTGAGAATTATAATAGTAATAGGATTTACCAGTAGTGCTATCCACCCAGATAGCTCCTTCAACCGGAGATCCTGGTGCAGTTGTTGAAGCTGTTACGGTATATTGACTTCCTGTGTATCCAGTACTTCCAGCATATCCAGTATCACCTTTGCTACCAGTAAAACCTGTGGCGCCTTGACTTCCAGTAAATCCCTGCGACGTTGTGACAGCATCCACCCATTGACCACCGTCCTCATCTTCATACCAAATTTTTAATTGGCCATCTTCAGAATTCCACCAAAGAAGACCGTCAATAGGGGAGTTGGGGGCAGTTGTGGAAGTTACAACTGTTCCAATAGCAACTACGGAAGCAGTTCCGTCATCTTTTTTTAGAAATACTCTACCATCATGTGTATTGATGGCTAATTCTCCGAGTTCCAAATCACCTACAACAGGTATTTTTCCCTGAACTGCGGAGCGCTTAATTTTAATCAAGTTCGCCATATGGCTCCTATATAACGCTATAAAGCAAGGATATTGACAACTACTATATAGTAGTGTTATATTACAAGTATATTTATACGTTCTTGAACTGAGGTGTTTATAATGACGGTGAAAATTGCCATTGTTGATGTGATGGGCTTGTCGTATGATCCAACCACTTTGGAAAATTATGGGTTGGGAGGCTCAGAATCCGCTATAATTTACATGGCGCGAGAACTGAAAAACCAAGGGTTTGATGTCACAGTTTTCAATAACTGCACCGACAGTCGAGCCAAAGAAGGGATATATGACGGTGTGGAGTATATTGATATCCGTCAACTTCAGAATAACCAGAATTATTCATGTGACATCTTGATTTCATCCAGAACCATTTTACCATTTCTACCAGAAGATTTTAGATATCCTGGACATATGAACCGGTATCAATGTTTACGTAAATCTGCGAAACTAAAGGTTTTGTGGTTACATGATACGTTTTGTTCAGGAGATGAGTTTGTTGAAGAATTGTTAGTGAAAAATTACATTGATGAATTGTTCACACTTTCAGATTTTCACACATCGTACATCACCAATTGTTTACATCAGAAAAGAAGAAATTTTGAGGTATTAAAGAATCGAGTTTTTGTCACAAGAAACGGGGCACGCAAATATATTGATTCAGTAGATGTGAATGCCAAAGATAAAAACTTATTCATTTACAACGCATCTATCAGCAAAGGATTAATGCCCCTTGTAAATAAAATTTGGCCTAAGTTAAAGCAACTATTACCTGATATTAAGTTGCGTGTCATTGGCGGCTTCTATCGTTTTCATGATGGGGCTGAACCTGACGAGCAAGAAAAGCAATGGCGTGAATTGTCTCAGCGTGATGATTTGAGAAATCTAAATGTTGAATTCACAGGTCTGATTCCACAAAAAGAAATTGCTCAACATTTAGCATCTGCACGTTTCATGATATTCCCAGGTGCCTTCCCAGAAACATTTGGCATTTCATCGTTAGAATCCATGTTGTATAACACACCAGTGATTACTAACAGATTTGGGGCGTTGGAAGAAGTAGCGATTGATAATGCTTGTTATAAAGTGGATTACGCTATTCAGCCAAATGGATTGTTTCCAGAAATTAATGAAGATGAACAAGTTGAAAAATTTGTTGAAACGGTTCTTCATGCATATAGTAACGATTATTTGTATTTGCAAAAATCACAATACTGTAACATCGTTCATGATGTAGCAGGATGGGGTGGAATCGCACTACAATGGAAACAACACTTCTATCGTAAGTTGAATTTATATCTTCCAGTTGAGGATTATCGTGCTGTAACAAAATTGAATCGCCGTATCCATGAAGTGTATGGTAGACGTTTCAGTAATACTGAAGAATGGAATGAATATTCCCATGGACCTCAGCAGCATATTTCCATCATCTCACCATTCTATAATGCAAAACAATATTTAAAAGATTGTATTCTTTCTACGGCCACACAAGACTACGAAAACTTCACTCATTATTTGATTGATGATGCATCTACTGATGGTTCGTTTGATGTTGCACAAGACATCATTCATTCATTGCCATCTCAGATACAGAAAAAATATAAGCTTATTCGCAACGGAAAAAATGTTGGAGCTGTATGTAACCAAGTATTAAACATTTTACCTCTCCCAGATGATGACATCATCATGATGTTGGATGGTGATGATAGTTTAATTAATAGAAATGATTTGTTTCACAAGTATAACAACACCTATGACGGGTCGGTAGAATTTACATATGGATCTATGATGTCAATGGCAGACAATATTCCTTTGATAGCACAACCATATCCTGATTATGTGCGGCAAGCCAAGTCGTATCGTACACATATTTTCGCATGGGGTATTCCATACACACATCTACGTACATTCAGAAAACATCTTATCAACAACGTTGAAATCAGCAAGTTTCGACATGAGAATGGTGAATGGTTTCGAGCTGGGGGAGATAATGCCACGTTTTACAATATCATAGAACAAGCTGATCCTAATAAAATTCGTGCCATCACAGATGTTGTATATCGGTACAATGATGTGAACCCATTAAATGATTACAAGGTGAATCGTGAAGAACAAAACAAAACATCTAACAGTATTCGTAAAATGAGCGATATTCCATATGTAGTTAAGAATGAATATATCGACAATGTTGGACCATGGTTTTGGTCTGATGATTCTGATTTGTCCTGGCGATATATTAAAGAAGATTGGTTCCCATTAAAAAATGCCATTCTAAAACACATGAGTAACTTTGATGTGTGTGTACAAGCAGGCGGTCATCAAGGCATGTACCCTAGATTATTTCATAATCATTTTAAGAAAGTATATACGTTTGAAGCAGATTCTACTAATTTCTATTATTTACAGAAGAATTGTCCTCAGGCTGATATTATAAAAACAAATGCCGCAGTAGGAGCATATGACCGAAAAATTTCATTACGTAAATGGAACAACGAAAACACAGGTTGTTTTATTCCTGAGAATAATGATACCGGTGATATCCCAGTAGTGACCATCGACTCATTAAATCTTGAAAAGTGTGATTTAATTCAACTAGATGTAGAACGGTATGAAATGTATGCGTTGATGGGCGCAATAAAAACTATTGAAAAGTTTAAACCTTTGATAGTGTGTGAAGGCCCAGAGACTACGAATGATGTATGTACCCATATACTTGAGCAGTTAGGATATGAGATTGTGGATATAGTAGGAAGCTGTAACGATACCGTTTACAAATTCACTAATCGTCCTCCCCCAAGTAGAACTCAACCGTTAGTAGAAAAGAAACATATTCCCTTAGAAAAAAAGAAGGTATTGCTCGCTATACCTACGAACAAGTATATTGAACCCGAAACCTTTAAAAGCATTTACGATTTAAAAATACCTGAAAATGTTGAAGTTTCATTTCAATATTTTTATGGGTATCAAATAGACCAGATACGCAATTTAATTGCACAATGGGCAGAAAAATATGATTATCTATTTTCAGTTGACAGTGATATTGTGTTGCCTGAAGATACATTAATAAAATTGATGGCTCATAATGTTGATATGGTATCTGGTGTCTATATTCAAAGAAAACCCAATCAAGAAATTTTAGAAATTTATAGATATAACTCTCATGGAGGTATGAGCAATATTTCCATGCAAGATATATCACCCGCAGGATTGCATAAAATAGATGGTTGTGGTTTTGGATGTGTATTAGTAAAGTCTGAAGTAATTAGAAAAATATCTTATCCCCAATTTGTATATCATTCAGCTCTTAATCATCAACATACGATATCAGAAGATATACATTTTTGTCGAGAAGCCGCAAAACATGGTGCATCAATATATGTTGATTCCACAATTATATGTGACCATATAGGGTCAGCGATATATAGACCAAAATAGAAGATAAAATAAAAAGAGCGCCGAAAGGCGCTCTTTTTTTATACTACTGGTTGCTGTTGACGAAGTTCTGTCAACTGCCTGTTCAAATCATCTACTTGTCGTTGTAATTCTTCAATTCGCTTTGCTTGTTCTTCTACTTGTTTTGTAGCCATGGCGTGTTGAACACCTAACATGGTTTTTTCCATCAAGAAGTTCTTACATTGATTAGCTAATTGTTGAATATACTCGTTAACAAATGCTTGTTGATCCATAATATATCACCCCGGTTAATGATTAATATGTGCCACCGTCAATGTGTGCGAATACTGGCACACCTGATGAATTAGCTTGTAATACTTGTCCAACTGTACCAGCAGATGTTACTTGTAGAGCACTTGCACCGTTACCATACAAAACACCATTTGTTGTGAATGTACTGGCACCTGTGCCGCCATCTGCAACACCAATGGCTGCTGATAATCCTGAAACTGTTCCGCCTGTGATGTTGGCAAGAAGTGTACCAACTGTGTAGCCTGTGCCAGCTGTATTAACAGTTGTACCTGGTTCTGCTTCAAGACCCACGAACAACTTGAAGATGTTGTTGTCTGAAGCATCACGGAACCAACCAGCATACTTGGCGGTTGTGCCGGTGTCATATTCACCATAGAGACCAATATCAATGGAGTTGGCTGTGTTGCCATCGCCTAACTTGAGCAATGAGTCATCTACTGTAACAGTTGTTGAGTTAACAATAGTTGATGTACCGTTAATTGTCAAGTTACCAGCAACAGTTACGTTGGCGCCATCAAGTGTGATGGCAGTTGTACCAGATGATGACTTGATATCATTACCTGAAACTTGTAAATCACCAGCAACAGTTACGTTTCCTGATGTGTCAGATAATGTTAATGCTGTTGTGCCGTTACCTGACTTGATGTCTTGGCCACCAACAATTAAATCGCCGTTAGTCTTGACATCGCCTGTGCCAGAGAATGATAATGCTGTTGTGCCGGCAGCCATCTTGATGTCATTGCCTGTGACTTGTAAATCACCAGCAACTTCAACATCACCTGAACCAGAGAATGTTAATGCTGTTGTGCCACCGGCCATCTTGATGTCGTTACCGCCAACTGTTAAATCACCAACTAAAGAAACATCGTTGGTTAAAGCAATTGTAACGGCTGCTGTTTCTGAACCAGATCCTGTGACTGAGATTTGGTTGGCTGTGCCTGCTACTGTGGCAACATAGTTACCAGTTGTGTCTGCACCAAGTGCCACAGAATTAGCTGCCATTGAGGCAACACCAGATTCTGAGATGGTGATGGCACCAGAAACACCAGAATAGATGTAATCGGCTACATTTTCTGCTGTGATTTTCTTGTTTGTTGTCGCTGACAAATCATAAACTAGGAACGAGTCATCGCCAGCCAATGGGTCAAGAGCTGTTGCACCTGTGATATCAACCTTTGATGCTTGAACACTGTTGATGGCAACTGCGCCTGTTGTTACAGTGAAATTGGTACTATCGAAAGATGCCACACCCTTTTGTGTGTCTGTTGCATCCTTGGCTGAAATTGTTACAGTTTCATCTGTAACTGTTGTATCAATGGCGTCTGAACCTGTGAAGGTTAATGTATTACCAGTTGTGAATGTGTCAGTGCCTGTGTCACCAGCAATTGTGAAACTTCCTGATGGGATGGCAGCAAATGACAAATTACCTGAACCATCAACCTTTAAGTATTGGTCATTGACGTATGTGGCAGGTAATGTGTATGTGACATTGGCATTGAGTGTATCAGGAGCCTTTAATGTAATATTGTTACTACCGTTTGCTGTTGCTTCGTGGAAAACTACTTTGTCAGCTACTGATGATGTGGCGGGTGTTAAGAAACTATCAACTGTGCCTGTGTAGTACTTACCACCTACCTTGTCGATAACTGCTGTTGAACCATCTGATGCTACTGATTCAATGTATAATATAGCACCAGCGCCGTTACCTGTACGGTCTTGGGAGTAGGCTAATTCACCTTCTAGTAGTTGTGCTGTTGTTGGTGCTGTTGCGCCAGAAGAACGCTTGATTTGAATACGTGTTGCCATGCTTGTTACCTCTTTGGTTTAAATTTTAATAAGTTCCACCATCTATGTTATCTAACCCTACAATTGATTCTATTTCTTGGGTGATCCATGTTTGTGTCGAAGCATTATAAACCAAAGTATAACCATTTTGTAAGCCGTTCACATTCTCATCTACATTCACCAATTCTTCAAGTTTCACTAAAGGCATTTGCACCTTTTTGACACTGGTGTTGATAACACCGGGACCTGTTACTTGTACTGAGCTAATTTTTCCTGGACGATTAACTTGTACTTCTAAAGCCATTATCGTGTAACCTCGGGCGTGACAGTGACGATACCTTCCAGAACTCGGGTCACAACATCAACATCATCTTCAATCTCTATGTCATATACATAACGACCGCTACGAAGTGCTGATGTTTGTGTTGCAGTTAATGATATAGTAATTTCACCGTTGGTTGGATCTACACCTTTAGATGCGGTAAAACTTGTGTATGAATTAGATCCATAACTCTTACGCATTTGTGCTCGAATGGTGTAATCTGTTAAATCTAATTCATTACCATTAGAATCAAACACCACAATGGAAACTGTGAATGTTGATCCTTGGTCTATGACTAAATTTTTAATGGTTGCCATGGGATAATCGGTAAGAGATACACCATTATTTATACTTTTTATGAGGCTATAGTCATGGCTGAGAACTTAAATACTGTACTGCTGGCATTGGTAGGTGTGACCAGTAGCCGGACGTTGCCAGCAGAAATGTCTGCATCGAAGGTCGCCAAAGCACTGCCAGTCATCACTGTGGCATATTCTGTCAAGTAGACAGTAAGACCATCATGAATTAACATGATGGATGTAGTGTGATAACTGGCTGTTGCTGAATTGGTTACTTGAATTATATAACTTAGTGTTCGTATAGTTGAAGCCGATACGGAATCTAGCACTTGATTGGCAGTGGTAGCGGTCGTGGTTACTGACCCCGACCGCCCATCCACTTTGAGACTATTTAAATTGGATACGTTATCATCCAATTCTTGATATGTTAAACTTGTTCCTTTAACTAAACGTAACGTGATATTTGCCATATAAATTCCTCGTTAATTAACGTAACTATTTATATGGAAAAGAATATCACCCAGCGTATTCGCCCCACTTACCTACTGGACATGACGCTGAAGCCAATTGTGTTTTGGTCTTCATGAAACATCCACATTGTGTACAACGGAAGTTGGCTTGATCCAAATGTTCACAAATTTCACAAGTACTAAATCGACTAATACCAACTTCAGCTGGCACAAGAATAGGTAATCCTTTGGCTGCATTCTTGGATGTCTTCCACATTTCCTTGGCTAAATTTCTAGCCATTTTGAATGCTGATGGGAATCGGGAAGTATCTTCCTTCATATAACTTTCAGTTTTGAAAATACCTTCTTTGGTCTTGGCATCAAACTTGGTATCATAATAGGATGCACCGGTTGATGCCATGTTAAACGCAGTTTCAATATCATGATCCAAATCTTGGAGAATTAAATGACGTTCTCTGTAAAATAGTGGCTTTTGATTTTTTGGTGCGAAATAATACAGCGTGTCAGTTTGTATTTTTGGAAACGGCATTTCATTTTCTGGTACACATAATATGTGTAAATCAATTCGGTCAACAAAACTTTCTCTTATTTTGTTTTGTAGAGTTTCTTGGTTAGTTGTAATATCATTTACTTCATTACAATCATTTTTACTTGTTACATACAACATCACTAAATTATTTGTGTTATTTATTTTTTCTGCTATATCTGGTAAAGTATTTTCGTTTGTGTTGGGGTATGTTATAAGCATGTTATCACCTGATGGTTTAATTTCTATAGGTTTATTTGTATCTGGAAAATCATTCTCTCGTACTTTTCGTAATAGCTCAGCATATTTATGCGGTGTGTAATATGGTGATCCGTCAATAACTTTAAATTCAGGTACTATTAATTTAGATTTGTGTGGTATTTTTTCCTTATCTTCATCAGTACGAAGTGAGTGTATTGGACAACCATTAGTTACATTTATATCCGCATATTCTCCACGCAAATAATCTTTTTGCCAAGCGTCACCTTTAGCCGTACCATTTTTTTTCTGTATTGCGAAAGAATTTCTAGAAATATGCCATTTCCAATATTTATCCTCTAAATCTGGATCTTCAGATAGATGTCGTATCTCTGGATTAACATTATCGAATGTTGTTATATCTACTGGAAATACCTGACAAATAACATCACCTGGTTCAAAATCCACCTTGCCTGGTTGTGTAAATCTCCAATTCATAGTAAATGTAAAGGGTATCCAGAAAGTTTCTACAATTCCATTTAGAGAAATAACATTAGGTTTAGGAAAATTAGGAGGCCCCATAACATACAATGCATATGGATATTCCGTTTTAAATAAGTATCCAGTATGCCAGGTAAAAGTTCCTTCACCAAAATGTGCGTCAGGAAAAATACTACCAGATTCTTTAGTTATTGTTACATCTTTAGATCCACTTTTACCATTCCACTCAACAGAGAATTTTGATGGGTTGATAATTTCCCACCCAAAACTATTAGCTACATTAAGTGGCAAACATCGGTACGGATTTTTTGCATTGGATATGTCCATCCAGTCACGTTTTGGAGAAGCTGGGCGCATCTCTAATGCGTTACCAACTTTATAAGCAGTCACGTTGAACATTATAAATTACCTAGTTATTTAACTATTAAGAAAAAGACCAGTGCATAAACATTTGTATTGCATATTGTTCTGGATCACATACTAACGGTGTTCGCCAATGATCCATGGAAGTACCCAACATCATCCCACCATCTCCTTTGTGAATAAAAATAGGCACCTGATTGCCTAGCTTATCTGTGCACCACAATGGCCATTCAAAGGATAGTGTAGAACTTAATGTGATTGACAATGTGTAATCTAGACCTTGTCTATCTCTATGAGGAGGTAGTGTACCACCATTATAATAAATTCTAGCAAAAGAGTTGGCAGGCTTCAACTTTACACCTAGTTCTTCTTCCATACGGGGTGTTACTTCTCTTAATGCCGCTTCAAAATCATTATGATTTCCACCATAAGATTCTTTATAATGATAGCTATCTACAGCTCCTTCATACCTTAGTATGTTAGAATTTTTCATATCTAGCATTATCTTGGAAAAGTTGTCACACTGTTCTGGAGTTAATACATTTTTTATATATGCGTATCCATGTTTAGCAAAAAATTCTGACTGATTCATGATTAATTCTCCTGTTTTATTATAAAAAAATTCTCTAGTAAAACTGCATCCATGTCTTTATTATCTAACACCCACAAAGCTTCTTTATATGTATTTAATATAGGCTTACCTGCTATATTGAACGATGTATTCAATAAAATTCCTATTCCAGTTTTATTATGCATTTCACTTAAAACTTCGTATAAAAATTCATTTTGTTCTTTGGTGACCGTTTGAACTCGAGCAGTTCCATCTACATGAACAACCGCTCCTAACTTTTCTTTATATTCATCTCTTACATTTGGGCAAAAGCTCATCCAACGACTTTCTTTGTCCCATTCAAAATATTTATTAACATCTTCTAACCGAACTACAGGAGCGAAAGGTCTGTAATACTCACGACCTTTCACTCGTAAATTAAGAATATCTTTCATATTAGGTATAACAGGATTACACAATATACTACGGTTACCTAAAGCTCTAGGGCCATGTTCACACCTGCCTCTAACCACACCAACTATTTTTCCTGATATAATATAATCAACTATTTTTGGTATGTCAAGAGAAACTGCTGTTCTTTCGTTAGCGATTCTTATAAGCTCACGCCGGTCCCATACTTCTGGTCCAATGTATGTGCAGTCAATAGGTTTATCAGGCTTAATTAATGATGCAACTAACCCAACCGCTAATCCACAATCATTTGGATTAGGAGGAACAAACACTTCTTTAGTTTTCGATATTCTGGTATTATTTACTATATTCAGGCCGCAACCACCAACAAGAATTACGGGTAAATTTGGATATTCATTCAGAAAAGGTATACTTTCCTCCTCAAATATTTTTTCAAAAACAAATTGGTTAGATGCTGCTAAATTTTTTGCTTCTTGTCCAGAAAATCTATAATTTTCCATTATACCTAAAACATCATGGATGGTAGTTTGGGTTTTCCTTATATCTTCACCATTTTCACTATTATATATTTTATATAATTTGTCTATATAATCCTTAGTAGGTATTCCATAACTAGCTAATCCCATAAGTTTACCGGCATATACTAAATTACCAATGTATATATCCTCACGTTTTATATCTTCTATGTAGTGTCCAATCAATCCATAAGGTACCGCTAAATCTTTTTTTCCAGAATAAATTTTTCTTATACCTTCTTTTCGATTTGCAATAAAAACATTAAAAAAACCTTCATCAGAACCTCCATCTGCTGATATTATCAGTGCATCTTCATAGGAAGATTGATAAAAACCTGAATAGGCATGAGCCATATGGTGACCCATACGTATATAATTTTTAGCCGGAAAAATTTCAGAATAAGGTGACCCTGGAACAGAATTAAATACAGCATTTTCATATTCAACTACACCATATTTTTCTTTAAAATAATCTCTGATTTCGTAAACAGCAAAAGTATTGTATGGAATATCTACATGATGGTACCACCAAAATCCGCGATTTTTTTGGGATACTAACCTTTCTACCTCTACCACCTCTAACACTTTATCGTTTTTAGAGATTGCTACTGCTGAATTATGAGAACCAAATAATCCTAAATTAAACATGACGTAAGTTATTCAATGGTTTCTGGGTTATACATATCTTCAAAATTTATATTCAAGTGTGAAAGCATATCTACTACTTTGATGGTTTTCATACTTAAAGCATGATGGCGATAAGTAGCCACTATATCATATCGTTGTTCCAACATCTCTAATGCAAGATTAAACTGAGGGTTGGAAACATTCTTAGATGCAATAAAGTTAATATAATTTGTATAAAAGTCAAGCTCATCTGGAAATAAAGTATATGCTGTAAACAGCATATTATAAAGATGTTGTGTATAGTTAGCTGTGTATGGTCTATTTTTTCTAAAAATATGGGCAATACCTACGTCTTCCAAACCTTTACACTTACCACCTAATAACCAATTTTTAATACTAGCATACTGCTCAGAAAAACCATATCCTATTAAACCTTCAAATAATCTAGAACGTTTCAACCATTCCGTGCTAGATGCGTAATTTGCTCCCAAAACACACGGAACTTCATTATCCTGATATTTATCTTTAAAGGTGGTTAAATGTAACCAGATTAACCCAAAAGGATAATTATGGTCTTTATTAAAATGAAATTCTGCTCCCACTGAAAAATGTCGTTCTTTGTGCAATGCATCCTTAAAAGGATCTAATTCTTCATCAGACATTGTAGTATCAAGAACTAAACTTTTAGTACACCATAATGTAGTTGGCTCTTTTTTAGTTGCCTCTAAAATTTTATTAACCCAATCATCACGACTAAAACGCATATGACCATCTATTATTAATGTTGCTGGTGCAGTAGCTGCATGAATTCCTATACTGCGTGAAGCGTCTATACCTACCGTATGAGAATTTTTAATAAATTTTACATTATTAAAAGAATTAATTAAATCCTCATGTTCATATTCAGGTTCATCACAAATAGCAATAATTTCAATTTCTTGGGGATTAGTAGTATTATTAATGCTAGTTATAGTTTTAACTGGTTCTAGTCCTTCTTTTAAAAAGGGCATGACTATAGATAGTTTTTTCATATTATATCAACCTCATATAAGCAACTTCTAATATTTTGAGGTTGGTATTCCCATATAAATTCAGTTTCTACAGTTTGTAAATACATTTTTTTGTCCTTAATAAAGAAAGATGTTGGGTCTACTATATTATATTCTTCTTCAAACTCATAATTAATTTTTTCAATTTGTACAGTAAAATTCTTCATATCCAATATCCATAAAAAAGGTCTATGTACTATGGAATACAAATTTTCTACGTCTGAAATTATGTTGGTATGACCAAAACCTAACACCTTATCACCAATTTGCAAGCCATTAGATCCTCCCCGTAAAATATTATAACCATCATATTTCTGTTTCTCAGAATAAAAGTCAGAAACAAAAAATTCTGTAACTTCACCTTCATGAAATTTTAATATTCTGAAAGGAGAGAATTCATGTATGAAGTATAATTCTTCGTCGTAAACAAAAGGACTCCAATTTTTCCCTAGATTAATATCTGAGATAGAAAACTTAATTTCTATATTTTGCCAATGATTATCTTTTAATAAAAAAAGCTGTGGTGTTGTTCCTTTTTCTTGTTCCCATTTTACACTAAAGCATGATATAATATCATTAAAATTAAATGCTCTAGGATCTTCACCTTTGCCAATAATATCTCCATTAACTATTATAGATGAATTCCACCAGTCTAAATTATTAACTAATCTACTAAAAGTATAACTTGCACCTAAAACTTCACAAAAACTATCAAAGATAGTGATGGTATTATTGTCATGTGAAAAAAAATCCTTTTCAATTTTTTTATTAAATAACTGAATGTTCATAGTATTCCATTTTTCCTTTTTTTCCAGTATAAAAGGGAGAAGTAAAACTGCTTTCCCATGTTCCATGTAATCCTTTACTATAATAATATACTAAATCTTTAGTGTCCGACAGAACTGAGGTAAAATGTGAAAACCCAGTATCTCCCCCAACATAATGAGAGCAGGTCATCGCATGAAATAGATTATCTTCAAAGTTTGTAGATATCGAAAAATTTTTTATATCAATGTCATTAATTAAACCAGCATCTTCGATACAAATTATTCGCTTGAACATATCATACTCTGGCATAGAAAATTTTTTTATATTCTTTTCTAAAATACCTAGAGGCCAATTTCTTTGAGTGTTATAACTTGCGTTTAATAACGGAAAAATACAAATTTTTTTTTCTTGTGTATGAGGATTATCTATTATAACATGTTCTCCATATTTTTTACGAAACCCCCAAATTTCCCAATTCATCTCATAGTTCCTAACACCTGGAATTTCCGAAAAAAAATTTGTATGATTATTTAAAAAATTTTTAAATTTTATAACATGTTCTTTTTTTTGTAACTCGGACTCGGGGAGATGAAATTTAATCATTGAATCAGAAGATTTTCTAATGAAAGAAAGTATATTTAAAACAGCAATAAAATCTCCCATTTTTATATAACCACCAAAATTTTTATGAGTAAGATTTAAAACGTCAGACATTTACTTTCTCCTGTTTTAGTTCTTCTATTGATAAAATTTTCATAACAAATTCTCAATATTAGGTGCTATATAAAGGTCATACAATTCTTTATTGGTTTTTTCATACTCTTGTAATTTTGGAATGAAGTCGGAAAAAATTTCCCTATGATCCTTCAAACTCGTTTTAGTGAAAGGCCTTTTTGCAAAATCTGTAGTGTATAATTTATGACGTTCGAAATTATCTGGTCGAGCAAATTCATTACCATTACTTTGTTTATGCCCTCCAATATCTTCTGGATCCGACCAATAAAAACAATATCCTGGTACAGCATAATCGTCAATAGCTATTTCATTATTTACTATCATTTTATCTAGCCACCCTAAATGCTCAGCTCCTGTTTTTTGTAAATTAAAACCGTATTCATATATTTTAGACATATAGGTTAAAATACTAGCTTCTAAATTATTATAAAATAATTTTGGCTCTGTACCGCGCTGTTTAATAAAACTATGAGTTGGCTTCCAGGAAAATTTTTTAGTTCTAAGTATTCCATCTAAGCATTGTCTTATGTTCCAAGGGAAAAATATATCGTCATCATCCCAGGTGATATAACCGTCTCCAGAAGCAAACGTCATAGCATCACGACGGATACTACCTACATTCGTGTATGGTTTTTTAGTTTCAAAATCAATGTTATTATTAATAATTTTTATTTTATCTTTTACATCATTAAAAGTCGAATCTAAAGAAACTGGAAAATCAACGTCTGTGTTATAAACAATTAATTCATTATTAAAATAATCCTGACCAAGAAACATTGCAATAGAACGTTCTACACAATGAAATCTACGATATGTTGTCATTACACAAGATACTTTGTTTAAATTCATGTTAGTCATTTTTTAAAAGTTCCATCCTATACTATACTCTCTAGAAAATAGTCCATTAAATTTTTCTTCATCTATATGGGGATCAATATATTTACTTGAAAAATTTATAATTCGTTTATCATCTATATCTTGCATATAACCACGTAATCTATTAATATAGGATGAAAATGTTGACACATAGGTACCTATAAATGTTTTTCCCCTAGCACAAATTATTTGTTCCACCAAACCACTTAAATACTCAGGTGTTTCTGGTGATTTTACATCTTCATAAAAATATACATCATATTTTTCTCTAAAAGGTAAAAAATAATTTTTATTTTTTTCGTCAGTGGCAATATAAAGTTTTGAACCAGCTGGTATTAGGTCCTGTATGTTATGCAAAATTTTTTCTGCATCTATAACAACAACACCTATCATCCAGCTAGGAGATGTAAAATCTCCGCGACGTATATGTATGGAATAATAATCTTGGTCACCTAATTTTTTTATACATTGCTCACCTTGATTAAAAACTTCTTCCTTATAATGAATATTTTTAGCTACATACTGACATAAAGATTTCAAATCTAAACAATTAACAGCATGATAAAAATTACCCATTAAATTATGGGGAAAATATAAGACTTCATTATCTAAATGATGTAAATTTACAATATGTTCTCCGTTAAAATAATCCGGAATCGTATTATTTTCTAACATATACAGAGTTTGATGGAACGGATAAGATATCGTTTTTTTATCTTCTAGCATAGAAACAGTATCATAATCTATAAATTCAACAACGTTGTTATCCATATCAAAAAAATCATTTAAAGATAAATTATCTTTATTTAACAAATATATTGTTTTATTAGAAGGAATTGCTAATTTTCTATTTAATTTATAGGCTAGCACGCATGCAACTTCAAAGGACATCCGAACATTATTCCAACCACCAGGATACCAATCAAAAAGTATATATTTATTTTTAGGATTGTATGTATTATTGAAGGGTATATTATTCCAATATTTGTTCATTAAATTTACTCGATATCCATTTAAATGTTCTAGACATTCCTTCTTCTAACGAAATAGTTGGCTCCCAATTCAATAAGGCTTTCACTTTATCATTATGGGAATTTCTTCCACGAACCCCTAAAGGTCCAGGAATGTATTTTCTCGTAACTTTAACATCAGCTATAGTTTCAATAACATCAACCAATTCATTGACTGATACCATTCTATCCGATCCAATATTGAATGCTGATTGATGTGGACTTTCCATCACACGAATAGTACCTTCTACTGCATCATCAATGAATAGAAATGACCGACGTTGTTCTCCGTCGCCCCAAATTTCTATCTCATTAGATTTAGTATGAATAGCTTCAGAGATTTTTCTACACAAGGCGGCAGGAGCTTTTTCTCTGCCGCCTTGCCAAGTGCCCACGGGACCATATACATTATGATATCGAACAATACGTGTTTCAATACCGTAATCTTCTGTGAAATGACGACACATTCTTTCCATGAATAATTTTTCCCAACCATATCCATCTTCTGGGTCTGCAGGATATTCAGTCCCTTCAATCAAAGGTTCTGGCTCAATTGTATGTTGTTTGTACACTGGATACACACATGCAGTAGAAGCAAACAGAAACTTTTTCACACCATTTACTTGTGATGCTTTGATGGTATTTGTGTCTGGAATGATGGACAACATACACAATGTCTTGTTTAATTCAATGAAGCCCATGCCGCCCATATCACATGCTAAATGATATACTTCATCAACATTTTCCGTGGCTTTTAATGCAACTTCATAATCAGTTAAATCACCCACGATGTTTGTAACATTCTCTGTAATTTGATACCAAGAGGAAAGAGGCTTCTTGTCAAGAGCCCGAACCTCATGAGATTCTGATAGCTTCTTGACAAGATGACCTCCTATAAATCCTCCTGCACCAGTAACCAATATTGTAGACATATTTTAATTATCTTCCGATATTATGATTGTAGTTAAGGAACTCACCTAAACCATGAGGTGCTACTTTATCTGGCTTGGATGGACTGTTCGGATTAATTGATGATGGACTGGCATTTGGATCGCCGTCCTGTGAAATTGTTGCAAGACTATAGTTCCCACCAGTCAATACCGTACCCCCTTTATGTAGAGTTACCGAACCAATAGAAATTGGTGTTACTACATTTGGAACAGGTGGTAAAGTTGGACTTGGAGTCGGTGCCGGTGTTGGACTTGGAGTCGGTGCCGGTGTTGGACTTGGAGTCGGTGCCGGTGTCGGAGCCGGTGTTGTTGGTGCAGGTGTCGGTGCCGGTGTTGGACTTGGAGTCGGTGCCGGTGTTGGACTTGGAGTCGGTGCCGGAGGCGGTGGAGCTGTTGTTGGTGGCGCCGTTGTTGGTGGCGCTGTTGTTGGTGGAGCTGTTGTTGGTGGCGCTGTTGTTGGTGGCGCTGTCGTCGGTGGAGCTGTCGTCGGTGGAGCTGTCGTCGGCGGAGCTGTTGTTGGTGGCGCTGTTGTTGGTGGCGCTGTTGTTGGTGGCGCTGTTGTTGGTGGCGGCGTTGTTGGTGGATCTACGCAAACAACATAAGTAGTTGTTCCTTGATTCAATGTAGAGCAATTTGCAGTACATGCCTGAAAACAAGATCCAGAAACACAAAATCCAGGATTAGATACATCTTCTATACAACAATTCGTATATTGTGGACAAGGTGTCGTTGGCGGCGCCGTTGTTGGTGCAGCAGTGGTCGGCGGTGGTGTTGTAGGTATTAATGTATAAACACAGCAACCATTAACACAATCTTTTTCATATAAAGGTATAGTAGGACAATCAGAACCGTCTTCCAATATACATGAATTTCCAGGACATGTTACTGGAGGAGCTGTCGTCGGCGGCGCTGTCGTCGGCGGCGCTGTTGTTGGTGCATCAGTGGTACACGCGCCACTTTGACATATTCCGTTACAACAAACAAAACAAACTGCATCACATTCTGCTCCCTCACCAGTGCATGTTTTTCCACATGCTGTATACGTAGTAGTTGGAGACGGAGTAACAGTTGGTGGTGACGGAGGATCTGTTACTGGAGGATCTGTTATAAAGAGCGTAGTTGGAGGATCCGTCACAGTTGGTGGTGACGGAGGATCCGTTACAGTTGGAGGTGACGGAGGAGTTGTTACTGGAGGATCTGTTATAAAGAGCGTAGTTGGAGGATCCGTTACAGTTGGAGGTGACGGAGGATCCGTTGCTGGAGGATCTGTTACAGTTGGAGGTGACGGAGGATCCGTTGCTGGAGGATCTGTTACAGTTGGAGGTGACGGAGGATCCGTTGCTGGAGGATCTGTTACAGTTGGAGGATCTGGAGCGAGAGTACTGCAAGGCTCCACTGAACACTCTCCGTCACAACAGTATATTTGAAATTGTGTGCAATCATTACATGCCATGATTTATTCTCCCTTACTTGTTACAAGTGCATGCACTTACTTTTGCATCTAATTCTTTAATGGCTTCAATTAATAATCCCATCATCTTTTCATATTTAACCGCCATGAAACCATCTTCACGAGTTATAACAACTTCAGGAAGAACTGCTGCCACTTGTTGAGCAATCACACCTGTGTCTTGTCCTGTATAACCATGAACATCTTTCTTTTCTTCATCCCAAGTAAAAAGAACACCGTTCAATTTTAATACTTTCTCAAGAGCTTCTGGGATGTTATGAATATCTTTCTTTAAGCGTTCATCGGACGATGCATAAGCTACAACATCTTGTTTAGCTTCAATACGACCGTCAATATTAGGTGCTGCAAGGCCTGCTCCCAATGAATAAACACGGGCATTATTGAATTGCACATCGCTTGTTGTAGCGACTGCTTGTCCAATACTCACTGAAGTACCTGAAACTGAAACGCCAGTACCTGCTGTAACTACTGTGATATCACCTGATCCGTTGAAGGATACACCTTGAATATTTCTACCTGTTTGTAATGTTGTTGCTGTTGTGGCATTACCAGCAATGTTACCAATAATAGTTGAGTTAAAAGTTTTGATACCAGAAATAGATTGGTCACCGACAGTGTATACACCGTTCGTAACTGTTGATGCGTTACCTGATAAACTGGCAGTAATAGTACCTGCTGCAAAATTACCTGAGGCGTCACGAGCCACAACCTTAGAAGCTGTGTTGGCACTTGTAGCGTCTACCGCAATAGTTAAGGCAGCGCCTTCAGAACCACCGTTACCGCCAGTAATATAGCTACCGTTGGTGATACTAGCTACATAGTTACCTGTGGTGTCTGTGCCTAAAACTGTGGCATCACCTGAAATAGTAGTGGCAATAGTGATATTGCCTGAACCGTCAAATGATGCTGAAGTACCTGTCACATCACCGGTTAATGTTAATGTTCTAGCTGTTTGCCATGCAGTAGCTGTTGATGCGTTACCTGAAAGAGATGCTGTGATAGTACCAGCACTGAAATTACCCGAGGCATCACGAGCCACAACCTTAGAAGCTGTGTTGGCACTTGTAGCGTCTACAGCCAATGTAAGAGCGGCTCCTTCTGAGCCACCATTACCTCCAGTCATGAAGCTACCGTTCGTGATACTAGCTACATAGTTACCTGTAGTATCTGTTCCTAATACCGTGGCATCTGCTGATATAGTTGTGGCGATGGAAAAATCCGTGGAACCATTAAATGTTGCAGATCCAGTGACATCGCCTGTTAAAGTGACTGTTCTAGCTGTTTGCCATGCGGATGCAGTTGCTGCATTACCTGTGATGTTACCATCTGTAAAAGCTACAGTCTTTCGTGTTCCTAATGGTGTAAAGTATAAATTAGTACCATCGAATTCCATGGCGCCTGTAACTGGGGTAGCTAAACTTATACCACTTTGAAAACGAAGTGGTGCACCGTTAGTTCCGGCTGCACCTGCACGTAATGTTAAAAGTCCTGTTAATGTTCCGCCAGTCTTTTCTAATTTGTCACTATTCAAGTTGATAAAATTGGCATCAACTTCAGCGTTAGTTAATGGACGGTTTTGATTGGTTTCGCCAGCGTTAACAGCAGCAGTTTGGCGTAGATTTAATGTAGCCATATATTATCCTCGGTTGGACAGAATTGATTGAAGAAGTTGTTTTATTTCTAATAAGTCATTTTTGACTTCAGATATTTCTTTTTGTAGCTCAGAAACCTGCTGTGCTTGTCGCTTTTGCTGGCGTCGAGCGGTAATGGATGATACGTCAGTATTTATAAGGGCTTTAGAATTCTGGTCTCGGACGAATGGGGCTTCCATTATATCAATGCCACGGCTCTAAAGTTTTTAATAAGGGGAGTTTTACTAACATCTAATGTTGATGAACTATTTCCAGAATATAATTCCACACGAATAGCAAATTTGAAATAATCAGCAACAATTGAAGGTAATGAATACATGTATTCTTGGAATTCTGTTCTATTAATAATCAGAGGTGCATGTTCCGTCATTTCAATTTCAGGTACATCTTCAAACAACCCGTCATCGACATTATTTTGTAGTTTAGCAAATACTCGAACACTACAATTTTCTGGCATTTTAATGTCCATGAACACACGTAAATCATCTGGTAATTCATTACTATTTCCAGACATGGTTACTGCACGTGTTACATATTGAGCAATAGCTTCAGATGCACCATTATAATTGATAAGATTACCAACTGCTAACAATGATAACTTTCTAGTGTCTAACACCGGTGTCAAGGATGATGAATCTGTGTGTAGCACTGCCTGCATAGAAATGGCAGGTGTTCCCGTGATATGCTCACCATAACTAGGCGATGAGTATGAAAACACTGTGTATGGTTGCTCCAACTCAATGGTATCACCATTTTTACATGTTGTAAATACTGCTTGTTGCATGCCTAAAGCATCTTTCAACTTATATTTCAATGTAACAGATGTTGCAGGATCTAGTTCCAAAGAACTAAAATTTGGAACCAATGTAGTTACAATTCTAGTATCAATACTATTCACAGTGTATTTTGTTGGACTAGTATCACCCGTAACAGCAGTTCTAACTTGGAAACTGTTTCCTGATGCCAAGAACCCAGAAGTGATGTAAATTTTAGCTGTATTATCTTGTACCTCTTGTACAACGCCCACGCCAGAAGTCCCATCTTTATATATGGTATAGTTTCCAAGTGGAGCAGAGAAGGTATACGGCTCTTCTAAAATCAATGAATTATTACTGACTACATCCTTCACTACACCTAAAATTTTTCTCACTTTATAATTTTCAGCAGATACAGTTGGTCCAGCAGTTTCAAGTGTCAAATTATTTTCATCTGTAATAGATGCAACTTTACCTATAACAGTATTATCCGTTTTATATAGGATATCACCAACTTGAAGTTGAGTATTAAATGAAGTGCCGACGCCGGCGACTGAAGTTCCTGTGACAGAAATTGTACCAGAAACGTTAGTTATCAATACACGTAATCTATCACCAACCGCAGTTTGTGTTGTGAATGTTGTGATAGGGGCCTCAAGAGGTTCGCCAGATACAACATTTCCTGATATACTTACAGTTCCATATATAGATGATTGAGTATCATCATATACTTTTACTACATCACCTGGTGCTAGTACATGTTCACCAGAAGAACTAAATGTGATGTAATCAATAGGATCAGATTTCATTGAGATGATGGTATCAGCCGTTGTAAATTCACCCTTATACAAAGTAAACTTCAAATCTTCAGTTTCTAATGCTGACCATATTGTGTTATTGTTTGGAACAAAAAGCACGCCAACATATGGCTGTTGTGTTATGGTTTCCGATGAACCAATTTTTCTTTGACCTAATTCAGAAACCCAAACTTGATAATCAGGATCATTATTTTCAGGTAACAACACCAATGAATATTCAGTATTATTTTTCAAAAATACTGGAGATTCAAATGTAAATGTGGTTGCAACTGAAGCAGTTTCGCTTGTATTAATAGAGCTAGAAGGTAATGTTTTTGTGCTGAAAGGTAATATTTTATCTCCGGGATATCCATTCACCACTTCACGAATTTGAACTGTGAAGGCCTTGGTTGCAGACTTTGTTCGGAAATACAAATCCAACTTTGTTATAAACGCTCCATGGGTTTCTCCTTCAACTATGAAGGTCTGGGCCATTGGATCGCCATACGATGAAGCATCAAATGAAGAAGGATTGCTGACAATTAATCTTTCAACTACTTTGTTTTGTGCACTAGTTAAACTGTCCTGACGGAAATCTGTAAATCTAGTGGAAAAAATAGATCCCTCATTAAAGTTAGCTAAACCAGAATTTTGAAATTGTGTGGCAGCTAGTGTAGTGGATGCCACATCTTCAAGTTTAAATATTTTACTACCTGTGCGGAATTTATTAGCGGGTATTAAAAATTGTCCTACTAATAAACCATTGCTATTAACAATTAAGTCATCACCATAGTTGGAAGCTGTTGCTTCATACTTGGAAGCTAATAACGCAGCTTTTAAATTTTTGATAGTGTCTTTTGTTACACCTGTTGGTAATGTGAAATATCGACAATTTTCTGACACATCTTCACCATCAAAATATGCTTTCACGATGGTGTTAGGCTTCAATTCTGTTGCGATAAATGTGATGACTTGTTCCCGGATATACGGAACCACAGAAATGTCTAATAATTTATTTCCAACCACACGAATGTTGTGTTCAGGTAAACGCATAGCCGTAATAGCTGAGCGAGTGACATCTGACACAAATTTTGTAGATTGATTGTAGCTACGTGCGCCTAGAATTCCATTCACGCTATTAATCACAGGTGATAGGTATTCTGTGTCTATACCTTGCCAGTTATTTAACCAACTGTTCCAATGAATATTAAAGGGGGTGTTATCATACATCCAACCATCATTAGTATTGTTGTAATTTAACTGTACGTCAGGACGAATGTTTTCATCCAACCACATATCTTGTTGCGGGTCTAGGTATAAATTACCAGATTTATAGTTTCGTAACAGAGAGTTGCCGCACACTCTACCTTTAGATGCAGCTGAGTTATTAATGAAGTTGACATGGGTATGAGCTATGCCATTTAATACTAATGACCCTTGCTGATGCCCTCCAGAAACAACTTGGAAGTTCACATCTTCGATGGAAATAGGTGCGCGCATTTCTTTATTTTTAACATCTATTGCAACATTATAATTGGTATCAAACACGTTGCCTACATCATGACCATCAAATCCATCAACTAATATACCTTTTTTAACCATAGCGTCGCCAACACTATCTGCAATAAACATGTTAGCCACTTTATTTTCCATGATGGATAATGCTGTATAGTATTCTAAGCGATTTACACGTTGCTCCAAATTACCAATATCACGCATAGTGAATCTACGATTGTCTGCCAAACGAATTACAGATGCATAATCCTCTCTTTCGTATACACGAGAAGCGTAGGTTGACATAGAGGGATACGGTGCCAATTCAATAGTTGCTAAAGTCATGGAATCAGCTGCATCTGCTGGTACTTTTGGATATAATGCAGATATTCCTGTAATTACTTTGAATTCACCATCTTTAGTTAAAACTACTTTATCCTGCCGTGGAAGATTCACAGTGAATGACGTAGTAATCACGCTATCAGGATCTGGTATAACAAGACCGCCTGCTCCTGTGGACACATCAATTGTTGTTACTGGTACATTTTCTCCGTCAACTATTTCTGATACACCGTATGCAGATCCACTATAATTACTGCGATTTTGCATCGCAGGACGGAAATCTATAGCATCCCGTAAATCATAGGTGATTCCAGTATTTTTAGATGTGTGTAAAGGTAGCTGATATGTGTATATTTGTTTTCCTGTGTCTGGATTCAATGGATCAAAATCAATCAATGCTGAGGCATAAGAGTTTTTGTTAATATATCCAAAACTAGAATCGCGCAAGAAGTTTCTGAACTTCACAACAATCTTCTTTTGTGATAAAGTTGAAGCACCTGTATATTCAAGATATGATGTTCTAAACACATTATCATCTTGATTGATAACTAGGTTAAAATCTTCAGTAACATCTGTCCAATTAGCGTCTGTAGTAACTAATGCGTAAGTTGCTGGCCATGTTGAAGTATGGTCTGCCATGTATACAGCTTCCACATCAAATGCGTATGATACACCAAGATATATTTTGTTTGCCTCTAAGTTATCAAACGATGGTCCGGTAAACGTTTGTAAATTTGAGCGCAAAATGGAATTTGTTAATGTTAGCCCGACAGGAGCCCCGTTGGTTTGTTTTACATAAGCATATACTGTGTGATTGCCAGTAATTGGCGCGGAGAATAATAAATTTGCATTACCTAATTGGTAATCTGAAGTGCTAGTCGGTATATCAGTAACTGCTAAAATATTACCTGTGGTATTATTTACTACAAGGAAATGTCTTGCAATATTTTCAGGACCAGAAGGCGCAACACTAGTAGTAAATGTTATGCCGGTACCGCTTAATGAAAGGTCTATTCTATTGGGATTCGAGATGGTGCCGGAGTAGGTGTCACCTAGTTTTTTCCAAAAGAAATAATCTGTGTCATCTTCATAATGTTCTACAGCACGCACAGGTGTTGAAAATAACAATGTATTATAACTGGATTCATGTGTAGTAAACCCTGTTTGGATAATACCTGTGCCTAAAGAATCTCCTGGTGTTATAGCAACAGTAGCATCATTTAAAGAACCATCAGTGATAGTATCTACTGGTCCTAGGTCATCTATCGTGTAGGTACTTGCTGGCGTAATTTCATACAAATATAACTTGTAATAAGAGGTAGGACCAGTGCCCGGGGGTCCCATGTGATGTCTTAATAATTGTACGCGAGCAGTGGCCATTGTAGTTCCTAATAGACCGCCGGCTTTCAAATTAACAACTAAATTTGTATCTCCGATATTCCAGTCACCCGAAACATCTTTCACATAGACATAGTTGCCATATGTAGAACTGATGATTTTTTCTTCTAAAAGTAATGTGTCAGTTGCCTTGGATATAGGAAGATATTCTGTAGATTTTAATTCTGCATCATATCCTTCCACATAGGCTTTTCCAGGTTCAATACCATATAATAATTTAGATGAATCACCTGAAGTGTAGCGTCCATTATTATTTGCAGTTTTTAAATGTTCTCTCACTACAACATTTAAACCGCGAACTGTGTAATTACCTGACTCATCAAACGTTCTTTGTGCTAAAACTTTTTGTAATTCCGCATATTGTGGCTTATTATATGCACGTTTAATCTCACCGGTATCCACAACAAACAATAGATGAAATCCTTCGTCTGGAACTGTACTAAGGGAATTACTTTCTAGTTGTGTTGAAAGTTTATATCTGTCGGCGCCAGGAGCTGAGTAGTTGTACGATCCTGCAGCAGGATCTAGTAAACTTACATCATCTTCAGATGTCACAGTTTCAGAAACAATTCTGAACCCTACATTTTTAGAAGGTGTGCTTGAAAAATAATCTAGTACTTTGGTAGTTTCCACATGGCGAATAAAGTTACCTTCCGCATAAACAATTCCGTCCGCAATTGTATACAGAGATCCAAAACCAGTAGGCAATGAAGATTTTGCTACAAAACGAGATGATAACGTGTTGTTACTTACATCCACCACAGTTAAAACATCATCCGCTAAAAATTCTGTTGATGCGCCATCAGCAGAAGCTGTTTGATAATTCAAATATAATACTTTTTGTTCTGAAACAGGATCAAATTCTACTAATAAAATTTTAGCATTTACTCCTGCCTCATTACTAATAGTTGCACCAACTAAACTTGTTTGATAAGTAGCATAATTAGCTGCTGTAATAGTCACACCAGCTGAATTTTCATCTTTAATTTTCACATATGGCACAGAGAATTGAAATGTTTCTGCACAACCTAATACGACTGAACCATCCTTGAATATATGATTGCCGAAGCGTTCAATTTGATTTTGAAGGATGGTTTGTAGTTGTGTTAATTCTCTTGCCTGGAC